GGTCGCGCAGGGCGCGCTGCTCACCTGTATAAAATTCTGAAAACTTGGGTTCACATTCACAGGAGAGGTGATGTCAAGGTGGAGGCCGAGAGGTGGTTAATTTCCACCGCTGACATGTGTGAGATATTTGAAATAAGCAGGCGGGCCCTCATGAATTGGAAAAATCGAGGGTGTCCTCAACAAGGGCGGGGGAAGTGGTTCCTCCCTGACGTGCTCAAGTGGCGGACCGGCTCACTTGAAGAAGTAAATGCCATTGATGGCGAATCCCTCCGCGCCCGCAAGCTTCAGGCTGACACGGAATACCGGGAAGAACGGGCCCTGAGGGAACGCCTCCTCCGGGAGACCCTTGAGGATCTCTATTTCCGAAAGGTTGACGTTGAGGAAGCGTGGTCGCTCCGGGCCTTGGAGGCAAAATCAGCCTTCATGCTTTTTGAAAAGACCCTTCCGATGGAGCTTGTCGGCAAGACTGAAAATGAAATCGAACAGATTATCGCCGCCAGGGTGAGGGAGGTGTTGAGCGACTATGCCAGAGATGGACACTACACTCCCGCCCCGGATAAATCCCATCCCAAAGCGCCTCGAAAGGGAAAGTCAGGCGTGGCTCCCGCCGGAAAAGCTAAAGGTAAGCGAGTGGGCAGACCGAAATCGCATATTAGACAGCAAGACTAGCGCCATGCCCGGGAGGTGGCGGACTGCGACGGTCCCCTACCTGCAGGAAATAATGGATTCATTCACCCTCCCTGAAGTAGAAACTATCACTCTCTGTACTGCAACTCAGGTCGGAAAGAGCGAGGTAATAAACAACTGCCTCGGGTACTGTATCGGGCAAGACCCCGGCAGCTCCCTTGTGGTTTATCCTACGGATACCCTGGCTGAATATACGAGTAAAAACCGGATCATGCCGATGGTGGAGAGTTCAAAGGCATTGAGGGACCGGCTGGACCGGAACCGCTCGGAGAAGCTGGAATTGCAATTTGCAGGAGCGTATGTGTGTCTATCAGGGGCAAACAGCCCTGCAAGCCTCGCCAGCCGCCCAATACGCTACCTCTTTCTCGATGAGGTGGATAAATACCCTGCCTTCTCAGGGCAGGAGGCAGACCCTATCAGCCTTGCCAGAGAGCGGACAAAGACATTCCGGAACAGGAAAGTCCTTCAAGCCTCGACGCCGACGACCGAGCGGGCCCGGATATGGCGTGAATACGAGAGTGCGGACGTTAGGATGGCCTACTGGATACCCTGCCCTCACTGCGGAGCAATGCAAAAGCTCGTCCTTGCGCAGATCAAATGGCCAGAAGAGGTCAGGGAATTAAAGAGAGAAGCCAAGGGTGATCCTCTCAAGCTCCGTGACGCTTCACAAAAGGCCCTGTCCACTGCATGGTACGAGTGTTCGATGTGCAAGGGTGTAATAGACGACGCGGATAAGCTGGAAGCCCTCAGAAAAGGGGAGTGGAGAGAAGACAGGGTGCCTGAAACCCCGCCCAGGCACATCGCCTTTCACCTGTCGTCCCTCTACTCTCCCTTTGTTTCATTCGGTCAGGTGGCGGAACAATTCATCGAGTCCGAAGAGTTCCCGGAAAAACTGCGAAACTTCATCAACTCATGGCTCGGGGAACCATGGCGCGACAGCCGGGTTGAGGTCAAGGGGCGGGCGCTGCTTGAGCAGACCGGGGATTATCTGATGGGCGAAGTTCCGGAAGAAGTCCATTTCCTCACGGCAGCTGTTGACGTTCAGCTCGACCACTTCTGGTGGGAGGTCATGGGTTGGGGAATCGCAGCCAGCTCATGGGTGATTGACTTCGGACGGGCGGAGACATGGTCCGACCTCGAAGAAATTATTGTCAACCGGCAATACCGCACGAAGGAAGGCGGTCCGCACATCGTTCGGCTCGCCGCCGTTGATGCCGGTTACCGGACAGATGAAGTGTATGAGTTCGCTACCAGATTCTCCGACGTGATAAGGCCTGTGAAAGGTTCATCTCAATCCATCGGGGGACATTTTTACAGAGTAACATCCCTCGATAGGGAGGGGTTCGGTGGCCTGAAATTATGGCTTGTGGACGGCGACTATTGGAAGGATTACGTCTTCGGACGGCTCAAAAAAGAACCGGGCACACCCGGGGCGATGCACATTCCGAAGGATTGCCACGAATATTGGGCAGCGCACATGACCAGTGAGCAGAAGGTAATTGAGCGGGACCGCAAGACGGGCAGGGAGAAAGAGGCGTGGGTGAAAATCAGCCAGCATTCGCCGAACCACTTACTCGACTGCACCGTTTATAACGCACTCATTGCGGAGGTGTGCGGTGTCCGCTATTTGAGCAACGAGCCGGAAAAGGAGCGAGCGCCGGAGCCTTCAGCACAACCCGGCGGCGGTTGGATAGGGAATAAAAGCGGGTGGTTGAGAAGATGAAAGGAGGTGAAGCTATTTGACGAATGCAGAAGAACTTGCGCTCTATGAGAAGGCCTTGACAGCTATTCTTGACGGCGCTCAGGAATACAAAATAGGGGGACGGACCGTGCGGAGGGCTGACCTTATTGTGATTCAACAGCGGATTGATTACCTCAGAGGGCAGATTGCCGAGGAATCATACGGAACGACGGCGTTTGCCAGATGGCCCGGACGATGAAGTTCTTATCAAGACTCTTCAATTTCCTTTTTCGGCGGAATTACGACGGAGCGAGGAATGACCGTCTCGGGGGGAATTGGAGACCGGTCGGACGGCAGAGCGCCGAGGAGGTTGACAGTCCTCACAGGACGGTACTTCTTGCGCGAGCGCGCGATCTTGAGCGTAATTCCGATATCGCCGAGAGTGCGATTCTCGGTATCCTTCGGAATTCCGTAGGATCATCGGGAATTATTCCCCAGGCTCACGTTCTGCGTCCAAATGGTGAAGAAAACGAGGAACTTAACGACCGGATAGAAGCACTCTGGACGGAATGGGCGAAAAAAGAGAACTGCGACGCGAGCGGACAGAGCACATTCTCTGAAATCCAGAGCATGGTACTTCGTCGCCGCATTGTGGACGGTGAAATATTCATCCGGAAAATCATCACAAAAGACAGGAAATTCCCGCTGAAACTTCAATTGCTCGAATCTGACCAGCTCGACATCTACAAGGTCGGAGAGAACATCTACGACGGCATAGAGGTGGACGAATACCTCAAGCCTATTGCCTACTGGTTCTTCAAGGAATCCATATCTTCAGGTATAGGACAGGCTTCAATCCGTGTTCCGGCATCGGACGTTATCCATATCTTTAACAAAAAGCGTCCATCCCAGATACACGGTATTTCCGAGCTGGCAATAGTCATGCAGAGGATTAAAGACACAAAAGAGTTTATCGACGCCGAGTTGGTGGCGGCAAGAATCGCCGCATGCTTTGCAATTTTCATCCGCAGGAACAATCCCGGCGGGAATGTTGGTCGTTTCACGGTGGACAAGGATAACAAGCCAATTCAGAGCATTGAGCCGGGGATGGTGTCCTATCTCGGCGTAGGCGAGGACGTCATTGATGCGAAGCCGGACCACCCGAAGACAACGGCCGGGGAATTCATTTCCCTTCAACAGAGACTTGCCGGAGCCGGGCTCGGACAATCCTATGAACTTCTGTCCAGAGACCTTTCCAAAGTGTCCTATTCTTCAGTCCGCCAGGGGAACCTTGAGGACCGGAAGACCTTCAAAATCTTTCAGCAATACCTGGTGGATCACCTTTGCCTACAGGTATGGGAGGCTTTTGTTGAATCGTCCGTTCTTTCAGGCGCGTTGAAAATATCTGATTTCAGCGCAAATAAACAAAGGTATTCACTGGCCCGATGGGTAACGCCAGGCTGGGAATGGGTTGACCCGCTGAAGGAAGTTCGGGCAGCGAGTGAATCAATAGAAATGGGAGCCGGAACACTGGAAGAGGTGTGCGGGCAAAAGGGGCGTGACTGGCAGGAAGTTTTGAAGCAACGGGCCCGTGAAATTGAATACGCAAAGGCTCTGGGGCTGAACCTCGTCACCGTAACAGGAATGGGAGGTGAGGAACCGGAACCTGCGGAGCAGTAATCAGGAAGGAGGGAAAACGTGGAGAAGCAAAAAGAGGGAATGCTTTACAGAGAATTGAGCATCGAAAAAGGCTCCATCGTCAAGGAAGAACGGGCGGTGGAGCTTTCTTTTTCAAGTGACACGCCTTATCAGAGATACGACTTTTTTAATGACGAAGTGTATGACGAGGTGCTTTCACACGACGAGAAGGCGGTGAACCTTCAGCGTCTTCAGGAGATTGGGACGGTTTTATTTAACCACAATTCCAACGCCCCTATCGGCGGCATCGAG